GGATTGAGGATTTCTTAGCTGAATGTGCTATGTTCCCCAACGCCATTCACGATGATCAGGTTGATGTATTAAGTGCGATTATAAGAATAGAAATACAACAAAAGGTGGCACTTGATATAAGTTTTGTGTAGAATATAATAACAAGGCGAGATATAAACTATCATATATACATATGAGCATAATTGATGACATCAGGAAGCGATTTATCCGTAATACCGAAGTTAAAGAACCAGACTTTAATGTTACAAATTTTTATCAATGGGAGAACTTCAACGAATTAACAAACAATCTAAACTACTTAGACCAGTATTTCGGTTGGACTTATAAAGCTAGAAAAGTTATATCCGATTCGCTAACGAGTTATCCACTAACTGCTTATAAAGGTACTGATGACAACAAGGTGAAAGTTTCTGAGCGTGAAAGTAGATTATTAACTGACTTAAAAAGGTTTAATTCTTATCAATCGTTAAACGAAGCTAGAAGAATTACCTCAATTCATAAAGGACTAACTGGTGTCGCTTATTGGTATAAAACCACTAGCAGTGTGTCTGGATATAAGTTTGAGTACTATATTCTTGACCCTACTAAAATGAAGGTCAAAACTAGACCGGATGGATTACCTTCCCATTGGATATTTACAGATGTACACGGTAAAGAACACAAACTTGAATTAAATGAAGTTATTGTATTTAGAGACGCTAATCCTAAAAACTGGTTACGAGGTTATGGAACACTAGAGGCTTCCAGACTTTCACATAATTCTTGGCAGTTAGCAAGTGAATTCAATATGAATGTGTTTGGTAATATGGGTAGACCTGAGGGTATATTGTCTATTGATGGACTTGGTAAAGATGAAAGGGAAATACTCGAAAGGAAGTTAAAAGACAAGTACGGTGGTACTCAGAACGCAGGTAAAATGGCAATTATGAACGTGAAGCCTGATTGGACTGATTTAACTAGAAGTCAAAACGATTTGCAGTTTATTGAGGGTATGAAGTTACTACGTGAAGATATATTAGCAATGAATGGAGTGCCTAAACCACTAGTAGGATTAACTGATAGCACGTTTACAAATTCTCAAGAGGCTCAAAAAGTATTCCAAAGGTACACAATTAAGCCTGAATTAGAACTTGAAGCTGATGTTATCAATGAGCAATTAGTACCAATGTATGCTGAAAAGATTGAGTTTATTCCTGATAATCCAGTAGAAGAAGATAGCGATAAGATAACTAAAAATAGTGTTGAACTATTTAATGCCGGTATTATAACTAAGAATGAGGCAAGGGCTAGGGTTGGTGAAGAAGCAACTGATGATGGTGATGAGTATAAAGTAGAGCCTCAAAATCCTATAGCTGTGAACGTAGAAAACGTAGAAGAAGAAATTAAGAAGGTTAAAAAAGCTATTAAACAATTGAGTAAAGAAGAGCAGGTTACAAAAGATCAAAGGGAAACCCTAAAGAAGTACTTTATTACTAAGTTAGACCAACAAGAAAAGGAATTTAGAGACGTTGCTATTTCTTATTTTGATAAACAATCTAGCCGAGTGGTTGCAAGTTTAGAAGAAAAGAAGCAGATTTCACTACCTTTTGATAAGGATGCTGAAAATATAGTGGGTGAAATGCAGTTTAGTAATGTATACGAAAGTCTAGCTGTTATTAACTGGATGGAAGCCAATAGAATGACTGGTGGTACAGGTGGGGTTACTTCTTCTGTAAAAAGATTAATAAAAAAGAGACTTAAATACTTTGTAAATGAAATTAACTCAACAACATCAAACAAACTAGGAGAACTTATACAAAAAGCAGTTAATGAGGGTATGGGTCTTGACGCTGTTAAAACAGAAGTAGAGTTATTGTTTAATAGATGGTCATACGGTGCTGAAGATATTACTGAAGCTAGAAGTGAATCTATCGCAAGGACTGAAGTTGGTGCTGTTGCAAACAGTACATACAAGCAAAACTATGCAGGTAACGATTTAATAGACGGTTATGAATGGTTAGCAACCGATGATGCAAGTACAAGACCTGCTCATAATCAAGCAGACGGTCAAATTGTACTTAAAGGTGAGAAGTTTAATGTGGGTGGTGAAATGTTGGAGTATCCTTGCGATGATAGTGGAAGTGCTGAAAATACTATTAATTGTAGGTGTGTTATATTACCTCACTTTAAAGAATAATGAGAAGAATTCTTGATAATTTAGGATTAAATAAAAAGTCTAACGCTAATATAGAGATAAATCCATCGGACTTATACTTTAAGTCTATGGCAGAATTAATAGGTTCTATACAAAAGGTAAAAGGTAAAGACGGTGTAGACGGTAAACAAGGGAAGTCGGGTAGGGACGGTAAAGACGGTAAAACGCCTATTAAGGGTATTGATTACCTAACTCCAGATGAGATTAGAAGTATAAAAGAAAGTATAAAGCCCCTTAAAAATATTGATTACTTTGACGGTAAAGACGGTAGGGATGGTAAAGATGGAGAAATTAAAACTATACAAGAAATTGTAGAAAAGAAAGTACCTTTAAGCCAACAAGATATAGAATTGATTGCCCGAAGTCTCGAACTGTTGTCACCTGATAAAAAACTAGACATTAAAGCCATAAAGGATTGGGAGGCTACTATTATATCGGTTGTTAATAAAACAATTAGAAAACGAGCCGGTGCTGGTGGTACAACTGGTGGTAATGGTAACGATGTTAATGCCATACACACTAACGAAGCCAACGAAATAAGTGGGCTAACTGAAAAGGTAACTCCTGCTAACGGCGACTTGATAGTTATTGAAAGTTCTACAGACGGATTTGCAAAAAGAAAAGTGCAGATAGGTAATTTACCTAGTAGTGGTGGGGGTGCAGTTTCCAGTATTATTGCTGGCGATGGAATAAGCGTAGATGTTGGTACTGGTAACGTAACTGTTACTAACTCAGATAGGGGAAGTACTGCTGTTGCCACTCACGTTGGTGAATCTGATCCACACACTCAATATGTAAAAAAAGAATTAGCCATTGCTTACGCAATTGCATTATAAATTAAAGTAAATAAATATGAAAATACAAGTAACAAACTATACATTTGATGCAAGTGCTAAGACGGTAACTTTTAGTGACTATGGAACTATTAGGCTTGATTCTATTCTCTTAATAACAAATGTTACTGATAACGTAATTATTTATAACTTTGCAGACCCTACTAAGGGTGGAACTGTTGCTACAAACGTACTAACACTTACATATGACACCACCTCGATGGCGGATACTGATAAGCTTCAAATATTTTATGATGATTCTACCTATGTTCAAGAGGTAGACACTAATTTAGATATTTCTGGACTTGCTACAAGTGCTAATCAACAAACCGACGCCTTAACTGATACTGAGCTTAGAGCTACTCCTGTACCTGTAAGCGCTACTGATTTAGATATAAGACCTCTAGTTAATACTGATATAGTAACTGCGGAACTAAGTGCCGTAGACAATGCTGTTTTAGATGCGATTGAAGCCGATACAAGCACTCTTTCTGGTACTGTTAAATCTGAAACGGCTATCAATACAGACACGGCAGTAAATATTCAGACAAAGCCGGTTGATAAATTTAAATGGTCGTTTGCAAAAGTAACGTCTGGTATAGATACTGCCTTTGGTACATTAATTAAAACCGGTTCGGGTATGGCAGTCAACCAAACAGCAGGAAACCTAGTCATTACAACGGGAACTACGGCTTACTCAGAAACTATTATAAGGTCGCTGACTTCGTTTAAAGGGGCTGGAGTTGTACGTTGGGGCTTAACCCTATCTCAAAGGATTGCCAATAATAACTTTGTTGTTGAATGGGTTGATGTAGTTGGTGATAGCTTAACCTTAGCCATTAATTCTACTACTTCTGTAACCATTACAAAAGTAGCTCACGGATTTACCGCCTCAGACATTGGTAAAGGGATTTGGATTGGCAATATTTCGGTAGCATCTTGTTTACCTCAAAGGGCAGTAATCGCATCTGTCGGGGATGCCGACAACTTTAATCTAACCGTGGCCGGATTTCCTGCTAGTGGTTCTGGTACTTGCTCATTATTTGGATACAATTATCATCAAGTTATATACTCAGGAACTACGGCTACAGCACTAGGAACTGGATACGTGTCTCAAAGGTTAGGTTGGGCTAATACTGCTGTAAACGCTAGTATTAACACGACTGCATCTGGTCATATTGGAATAATAGAAACTTCAAGAAATAATGACGCTCAGTTCTTAGACCAAATACTACTCACTGGAACTTCCGTACAGGCGACAAGCAGGGCTTCGGTAAACGGTAACGTTCCTGATATAGAAACTCCTTTGTATCTACAAATAAGAGCCTTTAACGGTGCTAGCAATCCCGCCTCGACTACTACGGCAACTTTTGGGTTTGTTGATGCCCAAATGTACAACCCTTTGATGGTAAATGTAGGTGGCATTCAACCATTTGGGGCTAAGAATTCGATGCCTGTGGTTCAACAGGGAACGGTAACGGTTTCTGGAACTGTAACCTCAACAATATCGGCTGGGGCTTCAACAATTGCTAAGGCAGAAGATTCTGCACACGCAAACGGTGATGTTGGTGTTCCCGCTTTATCGGTACGTTCTGATGTTGCCGGTTCGTTAGCCGGTGCTTCAAACGACTATCAACCTTTAATTACAAACTCTACCGGTAAACTGTGGACAACGGCGTTAACAGATGCTGAGCTTAGATCCACACCTTTAAGTATAGATACAACGGGACTTGCTATTGAAAGTAAGCAGGACGATATAATAACTGCCGTAGGATTGGTGGCTTCCGAAACGACCTTACAGTCGGTAGATAGCCATTTAGGTATAATTGAAAACGTAGATTATGCCACCCAATCAACATTGGTTGATGTAAAGACTGCCGTAGAAGTTATTGATAACGCCATTGCTGGAAGCGAAATGCAGGTGGACATCGTAACTATGCCAAGCGTAACTATTGGGAGTGCTTTACCTGCCGGAACTAACTTAATAGGTAGAACTTCTTCAAGTGATGAAACAAGTACAATATATGACGGTACTACAGCGTTAACTCCAAAATATGCGGTAATTGATGTGGCTTTGAGTGGTGATAATACTATTTTATCTGCCGTTACGTCTAAAAAGATTAGGGTGTTGTCTTTACTTTTAGTTTCTGCAGGTGCTGTAAATGTGAGGTTTGAAAGTGGTGCAGGTGGAACGGCTTTGTCTGGTCAAATGAGCTTAATAGCTAACACTGGATTTACACTTCCTTATAATCCTGTTGGTTGGTTTGAGACTGCTTCAAATACCTTATTAAACTTAGAATTGTCTGGTGCTATTTCGGTAGATGGTATGCTAACTTATGTAGAAGTATAAAATGGCTTATCCTGTAAAACAATCTACAACGGATACCGACTTTGGCACTTCGGTAATTTCGATGGCTGTTAATATGCCAGCAACGGTTAATTCTGGAGACTTATTGATTGCGTTAGTAGAAGTTAGAAACGCGGGTACTTGGACGAAACCCAGTGGTTGGGATGACATATCTACCCTTAGCCAAACGGGTGGAGGCTCGGTCGGCAAACTAAACGGATTTTATAGAATAGCAGACGGTACTGAGGGTGGTAGCACAGCTACTTGGACGGCTTCCGTTGGAACTACAGGGGCTTGGCAGGTAATTAGGATAACAGATTGGCACGGTACTACCCCCCCCGAAGCTACAACAGCGTCCGGAGACGCAAGTTCGGCAAACCCGCCTAGTGAAACTGCCTCTTGGGGCGCTGAAGATAATTTGTTTATTGCTGTTGCCGGACATACAGCATCGTCAACGAGTGCTTGGTCTGCCTCACCTAGTGGATATTCAACAATAACATTAAACGGAGCTTCAAGCGGAGGTTCTGCTGTTTGTGTGGCTCACGGAGTAAAAGATTCGGCAAGTGATACTGACGATCCCGGAGTTTTTACTGTAAGTGGTAGCAATAGATGGTGGGCTTCGGCTACTATAGTAGTTAGACCTGCTTCGGGAGGTGGAGGTGGTGGGTATACGCCTAGGGCTACACTTTTAGGTGTTGGATAAAATGTGTTATGATTTAATATAAAGGCGAGGTTTAATTATTAGTAACTGAAATGGACAATAAACAAGCATACTTCCAAACAAAATCCGTAAATGAGGACGGCAACATAAAAGTTGTACTTTCAAAACAGATTTATGATAGGGATGACGAGATACTTGATATTGCAGGTTGTGATTTAGAAAACTTTATTAAAGCACCTAGAATGTTATGGCAACATAGAAGCTATAATCCAGAAGTTCAAGATATATTAGGTAGTTGGAGGGAAGTACAAAAAAACACAATTGACGGCGTACCTGTTTTGGTAGCGTCTCCTGAGTTTGCAGACCATCCAACAGCACAATACGTAAAGAGAATGGTTAATCAAGGACACCTAAATACAGTTTCGGTAGGTTATAGGGTTAAAGAGTATGATGTAGAGAATAGAAAAGTAATGAGTTGGGAATTATACGAAGCGTCTTGGGTTGCAATACCTGCCAACGTAGAAGCTATGGTGGTTGAAAAGGGTATGAAGTTAGTTGATGCTATTGAAAGTGGTCAAAAATCTCTTGATGAAGATATGTATAAGAAACTTGTTAATTATGAAAAGATGTATCCAACAATGAGATTTGTAAGAAAGAACTTATTATCTAATGATTTTTGTAAACAGATAGGATATAATAAAGGAGAGTCCGAACTTGTAGATGTTCAAAACATTTACGAGATATTGAAAGGTTTAATATCGGTCAAACAGGAAGCCCCTGTTGACGAGGTTGTACAGGAAGCCCCTGTAATTACTAAAGACGATATAAAGAATCTGGTTGATGTACTCGGTGAGTTTAAAAAGGCGATGAGTGCCTAAGCGAGAATATACAGCGGGGTTTAATATAATTAGTAATTAAAATGGAAGAGAAAAATGTACAATCCTTTGATATAAAGGAAGAGTTAGGTGCAGTAGTTGATGCTATTAAAGAAGCAACAGCTAAAATTAACGAGACTAAAGAAGTTCAAGTTAAAAAGTTTGATTTAACTAACGAGGCAGTAGCTGAAGTTGGAGTTCAAGAAGCTAAGAAATTAGAATCATTGAAATTTATCAAAGCATTGGGTGAGGGAGATAGAAAGACCTTAAAATTTATGTCTGGAGCAAGAGCAAAGGCATTAAATGAAGGAACAGGTTCAGCAGGTGGATTTTTAGTACCTGAGGAGTTTGAAAAGAGCATTGTCAAATATATGGAGCAATATTCTCAGATTAGAAGTAATGCTACAGTATTATCAATGGGTTCTGACGTAAAGAGATTAAACGCATTATCAGGAGAACCTACAGTATATAAGGTAGGAGAATTGGCTCAGATTACAGGTACAGCACTAGTATTTGCAGAACCAGTTTTAACTGCTGAAAAGTATGCAGGTATTATTGATTGGTCAAGTGAAGTTGTAGAGGATTCAGAATTAGACCTAGTAAATCTAGTTGCTGAAAGAATCGCAAGAGCAATCGCTAAGAAAGAGCAGGAAAGCTTTATCTCAAGTGCAGTATCAGGCTCAGAAGGTCTATTAACTGTATCTGGAGTAACTGCAAAAACAATTGCATCAGGAACAGGATTCAGTAACATTACTTGGGACGACCTAGCAACTATGATGACTGCTTTAGATGAAATCGATCTTGAGGACGGTGCAAACGCAAAATTCTATATGAGTTCAAGCGTATATAATGTACTTAGAGTACTTAAAGCTTCAACAAGTGGAGAATATTTCTTACCAGTATCACCATCAATGGACAATCCAGCAATGGCTTGGGGTAAAGAGATTGTACTTTGTAACCAAATGCCTAAGGTTTCTGCAACAGCTTCCGGAACTAAATTTGTAGTATATACAGATTTGAAGAGACACGGATTCGTTGGAGATAGAAGAGGATTAGCTGTTAAATTACTCGAAGAGGGTACAGTTGGTTCAGTAAACCTTGCTGAAGATGATGCTCAAGCACTTAGAATCACTAAGAGAACTGCTTGGACAACAGCACTTCAAACAGGTATCGTAACATTAGCAACTAACTAGTTTTACAGGGTGGGGTATAGCGAGACCCTACTTGTTAGCTTAGTTAATTACTTCTAGTATGCAAGTAATAGCAAAACACCAGATAGCGTATAGGAATAAGCTGTATACACACGGTCAAGTGTTTGAACTTGATATGAATGATTTTGAAAAGTATAAAAACGACATCCTTTTACTGCCAGTATTTACAAGAACTGAAACTACAAAGCCACTTAAAACTGAAATGAGTGTAAAAGCAGTAAAACCTATTAAAGTTAAAAAGAAAACAAAATGAGTGCTATTACAGTAACTGAATCAAAAGAGTATATGGGTGTGACCGTTTCTACTGATGATACATTAATACAGACCTTGATTAATCTAGCAACTGCCGAGGTTGAAGATTATACAGGTAAAAAGATAGAATACACCGTAGTAAGTGGCGAAAGGCTAGTATTAAACAAACCTGATTTTGATTACGCACCTTTCGGATACTTTGATTTAAGAGGTTATAGAAAATCTGCAATCTTAAAAAACAATCCTATTTCGGGATTAACAATCACCTACGCTGGTGATACTTTGGTTAGTAGTGAGAACTATGTTGTATATTCTGATATAGGGTATATAGCGTTTCTAGGGGGTGTAGACGATAGTGAAGGTACTCTATTGGCATCTTATCAAACAGGATACGGTACAGCCCTTCCTAGTGGCTTAAAATCAGTTGTATTAGATATGGTAGCTAAGAAGTATAAGACTCACGGTTCAATTAAGGGTGAGGGTGAGGTTAAAAGTAAGGGGTTGGGTGAGTTTAGCGTTTCGTTTAAAGATAAGGATGTAGATATTTCCGATTACTCGTATATATTAAATAAGTACAGGTCTTATGATATATGAGTATAATAGAAAGTTTCTACAATAATACTTTTGATATAAAAAGAACTTCTTCAGTATCAGGACAAAGGTATACAGCAATGTCTATAGTTTCTTCTGGTTTAAGGTGTGCTTTACATCCAGTTCAAGACAAGGCTCAGTTATTTAACGAGAGTAATTTCGGTAAAGAGTTTTGGTTGTTTTGCGAAAACGGTACAGATATTAAGGCAAACGATCTTGTAACTATTTCAAGTATTGATTATGGGGTTGTTGGTACTTCTGAATACAACGATTATTTTGGAGACGATTCTCACATTAAAGTTGTAATAGTAAAGAAATGAAAATGATAATTAGCAGTATTTTGTCTAAGGCTATAACAGACCCTAGTTTTGCTGATGAACTAAGGGGTTCTTTATCAAAATCAAGACCGGTGGTAATTGCTGAATATCAAAGGGAATCGCCTGTTGATAAAGGATTTTTAAGAAGAAGCGTACAGGCTACAGGAGTTAGAGGTAGTAATACTGATATGTATTTTTTGGTAGGTTCTACAGCTAAAACTAAAGAGGGTAGACCTTATCCTTTGTATGTACACGAAGGTACAGGGGCTTTTAGGGGTTCAAGGGCTGATTATCCTAGTAAAGGTAGAATACGAAGCGGTGAAAGTAAAACAAATAGAGGTAGTGGGGGTATAAGACCTAACAGATTTGCTACTAGGGCTAAAGAAAAGTCGCAACCAAAAGTAGTACGGTTGGTCACACTAGATATAAATGATAAAATTAAGAAGAAAGTCATAAGAAATGGAATATAAAAAAGCTATACACGATAAACTTATAACAGATTTTAGTGCCTTAACCTATTCAGACAATAAGGTTTGTTTTAAAGAGGTACAAAAAATATTTATTAGTTTCCCTAGCGGTACGCCTAGTTGTCAAATATTATCAACCGAACCTACGGTAGACCAATCAATGTTACAGTATGACAAAAGAATGTATGGATTCAGTGCTATTTTTTTTGATTATATCGAGTCAAACGCTTCACAAAGTGTAGCCGATGACAAAATCGATACAATGAGTGATATTGAGGACGTTGTTTTAGATTATTTAGAAAAGGTTAAAAATAATAACTTAGAGACTGCAATTAGTGGCTTAAAAGTTGTTGATATTGCTGTATCGGCAGGTAGATATTCTTATGAGGATTCAGAAAACGGTATCCGTATATATTGCAGTATAGATTTCACTCCTACTATTTTAGTTGATGTGTTAGCTTTATAATGAAAACGACATCCAAAAAGGTTATAAAAATTGAAAAGAAGTTAAAAATACCATATACTTTTCATATAGGCGATAAGAAAATTGTTGTTATGGCAACAGACCAGCGGGAAGCTATAAATTTACTACAAAAACTCAATGGCTAATGGAATATTTAGAAAAGTAACCTTAGGAATTTCAAAAGAGGCTGGATACGGTACGGTATCAGGTACAACCTCTACTTACGTAATGCCTAATGTTGAATTAGCCTTTACTGAAAATATTGTAAAGATTAAAAATACGGCTATGTTAGGCTCTACCTACGGTGTAGACAACATAAAGAACGGATTGAGATTTGTAGATTTCACAATGAAAATGAAGGTAGATGAAGATATACTTCCTTTATTACTCCTTCAAAAGTTTACTAACAGTACATCAACAGTATCGGGTGAGACTACAGTTTATAGACACGAACTTAGCTATTCAAATAATAATGTTGCTTCAAGTGGTCAATCATTTGGTTTATTTTGGGATGATCCAGACCGAAGTGATATGAGAGTAGCAGGTGCTAGATTTGGCTCTATAAACCTTTCTATGGAGGCTGGAGACGTAATTTACGCTGAAATTACTGGTAGGGGTATATACCCAACTTATACAGGAGTCACAAATACTATATCTGGAGTTGCTAGAGATTTTGTATCAAGGGGTGTTGAATTTTCTATGGGTGATTATGACGGTTCGTTTACAGAAACAAACCTTTTGAGCGCTACATTTAATCACGAATTTGGACTTTCAGAACAGGCTGATAACTTCTACTTAGGTGATTATGATATGTCCAATCTCTTTACGCTAGAGGATATGTTTAGCGCTGAATTAAAGACTCATATGCCTGATTTAACTATTAAAAATAATTGGGAAGATAACGACAAGCTAAAGAGCAAAGTTATTATGACTGATACTACTAGATTTGTATCTACTTCCGTTGCAAGTACAAACCCTTCAATCCAAATTGATTATCCTGCTCAGTTTATAACTGCGTGGGCTAGGGAAGGTGGAGCAAGTGATATTGTTAAACAAAACTTTACAATGGAGTGTGTAGACGACCCTGCGATTGCAACTGCACCAATCAAGTTTACAATAGTAAATAGCGTGGCTTCATATTAATGTAGCCATAGTGAGGGCGGTATCTTCTCGCTGGATGCCGTTCTCATTATGTTTATAGCGAGACATTAAATTAAGCGAGTTTATAATGGTTACAAGACAAGTAAAAATATCACTAAAGCAATTTACCCCTGCGTGGGACAACAGCTGGATTATTTGCAGGGCTATGACTTTTAAAGAAAGTATAGACTTTGATAAAGAGGTCTCAAAGGCTCAATACGATTTACAAAGGGCGTCAAGAAAATTAGACGCTATTAAAAGAGAACTTGAGGTAGTAGAAACTGATGAAAAGCTAACAGAAGAAAGTCGATACATTAAACAAATTGAGAATTACAGCAATAAGATTTTTGATAAGATATTTGATTCTGTTGAAAAGTCTTTTATATCTGGATCAATTTTTGATGAGGTTCAGCGTGATATGAAGAAAGAGGATATTAAAATGTTTGATAAAGAGGTTTATCAGTATATTATCAAACACATAAAGGGGGATGTCGAAAAAAAATAATTGAAGCCTTTGGTAGTCATATACTCAAAGGCAAACCCTTAGGTAAATACGAACCTGAATATATTAGAACCCGATATTCATTACTAACAGGTAAATCTTTTAGTGAAATAGACAATATAGACTCATATGAAGTAAAATTAATAGTAATGACGGCGAGTTTTGATAAATCTTTAAATTTGCCAACAATAGAATGAACCAGAACGCAATCAATATTCTCGTAAGTGCAAAAGATATGGCATCCGGTGTGTTGGGCGGTGTTGGTGGTGCAGTCAAGGGTCTTGGAGGGGTTGCAATGGGTGTGGCTAAAACTGTAGCAACTAGTATGGTAGCAGTTGGTGGTGCGGTGGCTGGATTTACAGGTATAGTAGTTAAAAATACTTCAGACCTTGAGCAAAACACAATCGCATTTACGGCTATGCTTCGATCAGGAGATAAAGCCAAAAAACTTCTTAAAGACCTAGCAGACTTTGGTAAAAAAACACCGTTTGAACTTTCTGAACTTCAGGACGTTACAAAACAATTATTAGCCTACGGCTTTGCTCAAGAAAAGGTTATTCCTTTACTAACAACTGTTGGTAATATTTCTGCCGGTGTTGGTAAAGATAAAATGCCTGTACTTATAAGGGCGTTGGGTCAAATACAGGCAAAAGGTAAACTTGCAGGTCAAGAGTTTCTACAACTAACTGAAACTGGACTTCCTATAGCAGACGCTTTGGCTAAGAGGTTAAATATATCAACTCAAGAATTAACTGGAAACGTGGCAGATTTAAATATATCTTATGAAACTGTTGAAGCAACTATTAAAGACATCGAAAAGAGGCAGTTTAATAACCTTATGGCAAAACAATCACAAAGCCTTGCTGGTATATGGTCAAACATAAAAGACACTATAACGGTTACAACGCAACAGGTTGGAATGCAAACCGGTCTTTTTGAATTTATAAAAAATACTACCTCAGGGATATTGGATTTTGTTGTTAAGGCATCTCCCGTTTTTATTGATATTGTAAAAAACGCAGGTCAATTTCTGGGTCAATGGGGTAAGGAAGCTGGGGTTACTTTTGCTAATCAAATTAGTGATTTATCAGGTAGATTTGGAGACCTAAAAAACTCCTTTATGAATTTGTTAAATCCTTCTTCTGAAACCAAAAAAGCTTTAAAGGATTTAATGGACACATCTTTAAAGAATATACTTAATGTTTTATCGGGCAAGGACGGTCTTGTTGCTTACGTTGCCAATTTAATTAGTAGCTTATCTAAACCAGAAACTATAGAGGCGTTTGCAGGTGCGATTGACGTTTTAACACAATCATTAAGACTTATTAAACCTATTCTTCAAACAATTGAACTGCTTATTAAATCAATAGTAGCTGGAATAAACGTAATTGGGTCGGCGTTTGGATCAAAGGGTGCTGTTAAAGTAACGCAAAACGATGATTACAATAGAAATAGACCAACCATAGGCAATAATCAACCTTCTAACGCCCCAACTTTTAAAAAGTCGGCTACTACAAGTATTGTAAACAACTTTATAAATACAACAGTTGACCCGAATGTTTTATCAAATAGAATTAATTATCAATTAGGAGTTAAATAATGAGTACATTCAGAATCCAATATAACGGATTAACAATAGATAGTGATAGTAAATTTAGAATTAATCAGGCAGAAGGATTAGACGGTATTAACGTAAGGACTTCTTCAGACTTATTAGTAGCAAACAATGGTGGTAATATCTGGAAGCAAAATTACGATTTTAGAAATATAGCGTTCAATGGAACGGTGCAAGGTGATGACGCTGAAGATTTTTTTAATCAAATAACCCTACTAACAGAATCTTTTGCAATTAGCGATGAGGATTTATACCTCACAATTAGGTTATGGGACAATACAGAAAAGTCTATTAAAGCAAAGGTTACGCTTACGCCCCAAATTATACACGTTGTAGGTAGGGTCAATTACGCTACTTTTAGGGTCGAGCTACAATGCCCTGAAATATATTTTAGTGATGAAGAAGCAACAATATATACAACTGGAGTTTCTACGTCGTCTGGATACCCTGTAGCCTCTAATGTGCCTACTCCTGTAGGTGTTCTAAGTGGTGGTCAAGTAACGGTGGTTAATAGTGGGTCTGTACCTACTACTGCGTTAATACATATAGACGGATTAGTAACTAACGCAACTATATTAAATAGTACAACTGGTAAAAGCTTTACGATAAACACAACGATTACTGCTGGAAATAGAGTTACATTGTATCAAGACAACACCGGTCTTTATGTTTTAAATGGTACTGCAAATTATTATCAGTATTTTGTAGGTGAGTTTTTTGACTTTAGAGTTGGTAGTAATGAGATTAGATTCTCGGCTTCATCCTCAGATAGTAATGCGTTACTAACGATTGAGTTTAAAAATAAGTATTTGTCTATATGATGAAAATTGAAATCTATAAACTAGATGTGGCTAACGCAGATTTAGTTAGAATAGACGAAATAACAACGTGGAAATCTCTAAGCTACTTTCATAAATTAAATGGAATCGGTGGTTGTATATTTACGCTATCGGTTTATGACCGAAAGGCTACGAAAGAAAACCTTACAAGATTTAGAAATCAAATTGTTATAAAGGACGGAAATTCTGTTGAATGGTTCGGAACTATTGCTAAAGTCTATGGGGGCATTAACAATCAGGGATTTGAAGATATAACTATTGAGTGTTATTCGTATTTATCACACTTTACTTCCAGATACACAAACAAGCTACAAAGCTATGTACAAGAAGATCAAATGGATATTGCGTGGGACTTAATTAATACCACACAAACGAACACAAACGGAACTTTGTTAGTTTCAAGGGGTTCTTATTCTGCTACTGTAGATAGAGATAGAACCTACGAGTATTCGGAAGTGGCTCAATCTATAATTAATATGGCTAATGTAATAGACGGTTTTGATTTTACGTTTGACGCCAGTTTAGATTCTAATAACCTAATGGATGGAGTTGTTTTTAATTGTTACGTTGCTTTAGGAAATAAGAGAACCGACTTAGTACCGTTTTCTATCTCAAACAAGAACTTAAAATCATTTACCTTTGTTACTAAAACAGATTTATCTAATACCGTAACTGCTGAAGGTGCTGGAACTGGAAGTCCACTCATTAAAACCTCTTCAGATTCATCATTACAGATAGGATATACAAGGCGTGAAAAGATACTAACCGAAAAGGATATATCCGTACCAGAAACATTACAAGAAAAGGCAGACACTTATAAAAGAATGCAAAGCGTGGAGTCTTGGGATTTTGAACTTGAAGTTTTTGCCGATACAAACCCCACTTATGGTAGTTATTCACTAGGAGATTTGGTTAAAATTGATTTAAGTCTTATAGGCTCAGGTGACTATTTACAATTCTCGGAATGGGGGCGTATAATTGAACTAGGTGTTAGTGTTGATCAACAAGGAGTTAAAACTATCGCCCCTAAGTTTAGTATTTAAAAAAGTGAAAACAGCGAGAATTGTTTTGAGTGTGTTGTTAGGGTTATTTATATTTATACTTACAATTATGGAAATAAATCCGGTTGATACAAGTTTAGCCGATAAGCTAAAAGATTTAGAGGCAAGGATTGATGCTACTCAAAAAACAAGACAACCTTACTTAGGTGATTGGTACGAGTTTAACACTTCGCTGTTTACTTACGTATCGGATAATATTGTTGATGTTGATGATTCTATTGTACTTTTAGACGTATTTCAGATTGGTGATAAGGTACGTGTTACTCAAGACGGTGGGTATAAGTACTTTTATATTATTAAACTAACAACCTCTACTAATCAAATTACTTTAAACGGTGGGGATGATTATACTTTTGATAATTCTGCGTTTTCTACTTTTGGTATCTCTAAAGTGACAAGTCCTTCCGGATTTCCTTTGGAAATTAATTTTACACCAGATGTTGCGTTTACTGGTGGTACAGGAATATCTACTACGGTTCGGGATGCTGTATATTCTATGCAAGGCAATTTAGTATATTTAAGTTATTGGGTTACTTGTACTTACAGTACTAAACCTAACGGTATAAACATAGACCTTCCTTTTGCACAGGGAACTACCTACAACATACAAGGTATTAACGGACACGATTCAACAGCCTCAGTACCCGGACTTTTGGTTTCTGGTACAGATATAGTACAGTTTCAACTTACAGCTACATTTACCGGTGCGTTCTTCTTTAGTGGTATTGTTGGATATATACCTCCAGAATAATTGCCCAATTCCTTTTGGCTTGTTAGAATATAGATATAAAGGCGAGGTTTAGTTAAAGACTATATTAATGGCAATACATATCACAAGTATTAATGGAATGGGGTCGGCTACAGTGTCCGGTAGTACAGTTGTAACGACTGGAATGAACGCTAATGATCATATGCACTTTTCTGAAGATTTCCTACCTAGTGCCGGTGTGGTAACAAGAACTGATTGTACTGTATCGCAAAAAGGTACGCCTGATAGGTCTGTAGACGTAAGTGCGGGTGTTGTTTATGTACCTAACGCCTCTTGGAGTAAAAATTCAACATCACAAACAAGGTTTTGGAAACTAGTAAATGACGGTGTTATAAACGTACCTATGACTCAAAATGTCTCAGGAAATCCCCGAATAGATATTATATGTGCAAAGGTTGATGACGGTGCTACACCCGATGGGGACGCTTCAAACGTGGGGTCTTTTATAGTTGTCGAAGGAACTCCTGCTGGTTCTCCTTCCGTACCTGCAACACCTAGTGATTGTTATAAACTTGCTGAGGTTGCCGTTGCTAACGGTTATACTTCAATTGTAGACGCTAATATAACCGATACTAGAAATAGACTTACTCCTGATTTAAAGGGTGGTTGGGTTGGTGCTAATGAAACGTGGACTTATGCAAGTGCTGATGCACCCACATACACTTTTACAATTTCTGGTGATGTTACGGATAAATATAGTGAAGGTATGAGAATAAGATTATTCCAAACTGGGACGGCTTATAAGTATTTTATAATTACAAAGGTTGCTTATTCTGCACCTAACACAACGGTAACTGTTTACGGTGGTACTGATTATACTTTGACTAACGCAACTATATACGATCCTTGTTTCTCAATGTTAAAAGCCCCTATAGGGTTTCCTTTAAATCCTGCTAAATGGACTGTAACAACTACCTACAGTAGTGATACTGCACAGGCTTCGCCATCGGCTTCTACTTGGTACAACGTAGGTTCTGTTACTATTTCTATACCTATTGGAGTATGGGATGTAAGATACGACTGCTTGGTAGACTTTTCAAAGGGAGGTGCTACATCGTTTGAACAAAAAACTACGTTATCTACAGCTAATAACACCGAAAGTGATTCGGGATTTACAGACACTTCATTTATTGGTGGTGCATCTGGAACTATAAGGGGTATTAACACATTATCGAGAATGCAAGCACTAGCTCTTACCTCTAAAACTTCTTACTATCTCAATCAATCTACATCTATTGCTTCTGGTACTGAAATATCTATAAGAGGAGATTTGACACCCGTAACAATAAAAGCAAAGTGTGCTTACTTATAAACTAAACTTATTTTGGTATGAGTTCAGATAAAGTGGATAAGATAGAAAACATATTAATAGAAATACAAGGGGAACTAGGGTTTCTTAAACAAAAGACCAGTGAAACCAGTGGTAAAATGGATAAACTTATTTATGATAATAGTAACATTACCTTTGCAATATACGGTGGTAAAGGACTTAAAAAGAATTCGGTACTATCAAGACTTGAAGTGGTAGAAAACGAAATAACAAAGGTTAGGCTATGGATGGGGTCGGTGAAAGTGTCTTGGGCTGTTATAGGTACGTTAGTAGGGGTATTGTCCCCTTTTGTTTATGTAGTAGCCAATAAATTTATAGATAAAATATTTAAATGAGAAGGCATAAAATAAATAAAGCCAATCTAAGAGGTCGTAAAGTATCACAAAATGACAAGGGCGTTTATTATTATTCTCCAACACTAGGATATTGGGGTACTACAATTGATAAGTTTGACAAAGCAATTCCACCTAAAGCGTATAAGAAGTATACAGACGGTACACACGGTTCAACAAACGTTGATGGTGTAAATATAAAAAGACAAATGGCGTATGATTATCCAGCCGTAAAAGATTCTGTTGTTACTTGTTCTGAGGACGTTAGAATGGTTAAAACAACAACGGCAGACGGTTCTTATTGTGTAATTGAAAGTGGTAAAAAGATATTAGGGATTTCACGATGGCAGGACGTTTTAGTGCATACTTATAAATGGGCAAAAGTTGGTACAATAGTCAAAGCAGGTAAACCTATTTGTTACATAAAGACTGATCACCTCCACATATTCTGTAAAAAATGGGGACTTCCTTATCCAATACGCAAGGTGATATTGGCATAGGGTTAAATTATTAGAACTTGAAATATTAAAATTTCAGGATTTAGACAATTAAATAAAGAAGAAGCGAAAATAAATAGAATGGTAATTGGAGTAATAGTAGGACTTATAACTATAGCGTTGGGGGTATTTATTATTTTAGGGTCTATTTTATATAATTTATTAAGGTAATTTTATGAGCATAGAATTAAAAGCCTTTTTACTACGTGTGTGGAATACAGTAAAGTATCCATTAGTTTCTATTTTTTTAGGTGTGTTAGGTAAAATCATCGGGGATGTTTCCGAAGTACAAACTTTATCTATTCTTACTAACTGGACTTATTGGGATTCAATAGCAGTTACATTACTACAGCTTGTAGGGGCAGTTCTAGGTGTCGGTACTATGTCTGGAGCAGACAAAGTCCTCCGAATGAAGAAGTAGCGTTCTAGGGGGCTTGTAGCCTGTTTAAATTAATTCTGAATACGAATGATTGAACCAAATGGCTTATTAAACGCTGGAATATTAATCGCAACTGGTTTGGCTTTTGCCCCGCATATTAGAAAAGAAATATTTAAAAGAGATCACGGTGTGTGCCAGTGTGAATCTTGTTTAGGTGTGTTTATAATAGGAGAACCTTTTAAATGGGATTTAGGATTTAATGTGAATGCATCTCATTATCCTGAATTGCACCAAAAAGAAGAAGATTTTAATATGGATAACGGGAGAATATTAAGTGTTTTTTGTCATTTACTTGAGGAAATAGAAAGGCATAATCACAAAGGGGTTCAATTGTTATACGAAAAGCAAAGTATTATGAATACGGCGTGGTTAAAACGTAATGATTGGCACGATATTAAACCACCTTTAAATGATTTTTATGACTATGTAGACGGTAAAAGAAACGCTGATGCAAAATTAATAACCTTTTTTACAGATAGATTATGAATGAAACTAATAAACTAGTAGGTAGACTTTATGAGGAATCGCAATGGCGTAGGTGTTGGATACAAAGCTATTATGACGGTGGTTGGGTAGTTGGTGAGGTAGATTATCAATCAGGATTACACTATATAATTAACTCAGATAATAGTGGGCAATTGGTTATATCAAGTGAATTAATCGGGTGGATATAGCCCATAAAGAAATAATTGTATTTTAGACTTTACACGGTAGTTTAAATCGTATATATTGGTAGTTGATGATAGCCTTTAATACTAAACAACAATTGAAAAATTGTGCTATAATAGCAAGTAACTCAAATGTTATTTTGTGTTATAGGAATCATCAGATTACGGCTCTCAGAAATGGGGGTCGTTTTCGTTTTTGTGTATTAGGGTAGTTTACTATCTTTATACTCGGAAACGAGTCGCTATACTAGGTGAAAGTTTGGAAGTAGATACTAGGTGGCGTTTACGAAAGTAAAAGTGGGAACTTCCATTGGCTTATCTTAATGCGAAAGCAGGGGGTGAGTAAAATCCTAAAACTTAGGTCGGTGGTGATCACATCGTTAAAAAGAGTAATTACTTAGTTTAAAAGCAGACAGGTATCTGTATACTTAAATGCGGTCATAGGTTTAATATTAGTTTCCTAAACGTAGTGGGATTGAACTTAAACTTATGCTCAACAAAGGGTGAATTATTTAATATAATCTAAATAATTATGAATAAAGAAAAGTATTTAAGACAAGTAATAAAATTGCGAATATATGTAGATAAGCTCCCA